GGTAATCGTCCATCACCGGGATTGAGTATTGAGCCTGCGCCGCCTTGTCGCGCGTTGTCCCCATGCCGGAAACAAGGTTCACCAACCCGTCAAATAGCTTCATCAGAAAACCCCTGTCAGGTTGTATGTTTGGCTTTGCAGCATATCCGTCACCGCGTCCATCATCGGATCAACCATATCATCATGCGCGCCGTTTGGGAATACAGACGCCTCGGCCAAGAAGTCGGACAGCCAAGGCGCATCGCGGGGCAAAAGCACGTTGCCGCTTTCCACCAGAGGGGCGGCGTCATAGGCGCGCGTTACCTTGTCTCGGTCGCGCTGGATCGGCAGCACGGGAACGCCTTCGCGCTTGAGCGTTTGGATTAGACCAGTGCCGCTTACCTTGTCCTCAACCTTTATGGCGCGCAATGGCGCTGCACCTTCGCGGTGCTTGGCCCAGAACGCCCGCGCCTGCACCAACAATTCTGGCGCTTCCCACTTGCCTCTGATCAGATCCAGCAGCACAGCCTGCCCTAACTTTGTGCGGCCCCAGCATTCAAACACGCTGTAGTCGTTGCTCTGCCCGGTCTTTTGTGCCGTGTCGGCGTAGATCGTGCGATAGTCCAGCACAGGCGGCGCGGTGTAATATTGCCACCATTCATCCCTGAACAAACCGCCGCCCGATGGCGACGGGCGTTGCTGCATCTGCCCGGCCCACGCATATGTGCCAAGCGCCTTTTTGTCCCTGTCGATCACCTCTTGCGGGAAACGGTCGGGGAACATCAATTCACCATCCTCGGCGCGCGGGTCCGACCATCCGATTGACGTTGTGCATCGCCGGTCATGCTCAAACTCCATCGGAATGCACAAGTGCTCATACCCTAGCCCCTCGGCCAGAACATAGCCCGACGGGTCGCGCTCGTGCAGGCGCTGCATGACAATGACGATGGCCGATGTGGCGGGATCGTTAAGACGGGTCGGGATCGTCTCAGACAGCACCCGCAAGGCGGTTTCCCGCTCCTTGTCGCTGTGCGCCTTCTCTGGTGACAGCGGGTCGTCAAGGCCAATGGTATGACCGCGACGACCAGTCATCGATGCCACAGCGCACGCCTGCCGAAAGCCGCGCTTGTCATTCTCGAAATACAGCTTTTCGTTTTGGTCGCCCTTTAGGCTCAGGGGCCACAATCGCTGATACCATGGCGAAGTTACCAGTTCCCGCGTCATGCGGTTATCTCGCACAGCCAAGCCCTGTTCGTGCGCCGCTCCGATGTAGCGATGCCAAGGCTGGCCACCCGGCCCCCATAGCCATGCAGAATACATCACACCAACAACGGTTGACTTGGACGAGCCGGGGGGCACGTTGATCAAAAGCCGATTGTTAGGTATCTCGCCCTTGGCAAGCGCCTGCATGTGATCGGCCATGGCATCCATGTGCCAGTTCCACCGCAGTTTGTCAGGGATGATGTGCGGCCATGCGCGCTTGATGAAATAGGCGAATGACCGGGCGCACAGAATGCGCTCGGCCTCTAGCGCGTCACTTCGCGTCAGTTGCATCGGACTGCGCCACGATCCATTCCAGCAATTCAGGCGGGGCTTTAGTCAAGTCAATAGCTGGCTTCGGGGACATGCTACCGTCGCTGGAAGTGTGGTCAACCTTATTCGGCTGGTCCAGCCCAAACAGCTTGACCTTGCCGTTGACGGCAGAAACGGCAGCGCTTGGATTGCTTGCGGATTCCGACATGGCCAGCTTGCGGGCGGCTTCGTATTCCTCGAAGGCGTCTCTAACCGTGTATATGCAAAGTTCTGCTGCCTGCTTTTGCAATTCAGCGACCCTTAGCATTACCTTAGGGTTATCCATAAGCCGGGAAGCCGCGACATAGATGCTGGAATGTGTGGTCGCGGCCTTCACATCATAAGCGCGGCGATAAGCCTCGGCTGCGTTGCCTGTCTCGACATACGCCAGCGCGAACGCTTCCTGCTTTGCTGTGAGTTCCTCTTTTGCCATGGCTCGGATATTAGCCCCTGTGCCTTGAAAAGTCAAAAGGGGCGGCTGTTACACCGCCCCAGTGCCGTCACTTGAAGTTGTAATACAGGACTTCGCCTTTGTCATTGGTGACTGCCACCCGCTCTTGCGCGGCGGGTTCTTGGTGCGGGCCGAACGTTTCGACAACGGTTGCTTGCCCGGTGACTGCGATGAATGCGACGACGATAGCTTCAAACATGTGGGTGTCTCCCTCTTGGGTTTTCGAGTTGCACTATTGCCGCTCGGGGATATGCCCGAAGGCACATTCCGGAACGTCCCAAGGCAGGCGGCAGAGACCGGGCATAAAATCCGCCTCCTTGGGTGGTGATGATTGCAGGTAAAAATAACTCTTGCCCGCCCGCTGCTCTATCACCTTACAGCCAGTTTATAGCCGTGGTCGGGCTGGTTGAATCGTTATGCGCCTGACCGTATCTGCCCTAGCACCATACCAGCCGCGCGGCGTGTTTTGCCCACAGAGATCGCCACCCATGTTCCATTCGCGCCCGGCCATCTGGAAACGGGTTTGGGGCAATCTTGTGCAGCGCGTCAAACTCAACCTTGGCGCATGTCGGGCTAAGGGCGCACTGCGATATGCGCAACAGGTATTCAGGGTTTGCGGTGCAATCTGCCATTGGCTTTCCTCTTGTGATGTTCCCCCGGCATGTTCTGGAATGTAGCGCATTCGGTCGCGCCGGGGGATTGACTGGGGTGCGGTCCATTACAAACCGCCGTTGGGGCCTTTCACTTTAGCGGCCTGTTCCGCAGGCGGCAACGGTTGCCCGGTGTGGGCTAGTCTGTATCGGAAAAGAAGCTCAAATCAGGATTCCAGTCGCAGATGACGCCATCCGCCCCAATGTCCATTATGACGTAATAGCCCCAACCTCGCCCGGCTGGACACAGCATGGCTGGAACGTAGTCGCTTTTTTCTGCCACCACGCGGCCATCTTGGTCCAAAAGGCTATAGAACCCGTCGTCGCAAACCTTGTAATGCACCGATGCCGTCACCCCATCCGGCCAATCGTCAATCTTGCCGGTCGCAAGATCAATTCGAAGCCGCCACACGCCACCAGATCGCAGCGGTATTTGCGGGTTGTCCTCGTCATCAGGTTCCCCGTTGACAACGCCATCTTCCCAATAGCGCACACCCATTTCTGCCAAAAGGTGCGTCACTTCGACACTCTGCATCTTTTCAATCTCAAACTTCACATCCCCACTCCCACCTGACTGTAAATCGTAATCACCCGCGTTTCGCCCTCTGGCACGTCCACCGATGGCGGCACGGCGATAAGCCCCTCAGGCGGCGTGATCGTCATGCGGTCGGGCAACAGCCCGTGGCCCAGGATCATGTCGGCCTGCACGGTTAGACCGCCCAAGGATAGTCTGTGCGCCTCATTGCTGTCGCTATGCACTTCGCCGTTGTGAAACTCCACCTCAGCCACAGCGCCGGGGCTGTCAGTGGTTTGCAGGCGGATGTGGCTGCTTGTGCCGCCCCAATACACGGCGTCCTGCGCGATGGCGGGGGAGGCTAGCAGGGCTAGGATGATGGCGAGGCGGGTCATGCCAGCACCGCGATTGCAAACAGGACAACGCAGCACAGCGATGCGCCGATGATGCACAGAGCCGCAATGCTGTCGCGCGGCTGGTCTGGTTCTGCCTGCGGTTCTGCCATGCGGGCAAGCTGTTCGGCCTCAAGCTGTGATGCGCGGCGGGTGAAGTCGTCTGGGGTCATTTCGCACCACCTTCCAGCGCGTCGGCAATTTCGGTCAGCGTGGCGATGGTGGCGCGGAGTTCGGTGGCCGTTAAGACTTCCGCGCTCGAAACACCAAACTGACCGCAAAAATCCAGACTTACCGCGCCGCAGTCATGGCTATGAACCATTACGCGCCCATACACCCCCGGCACGATGCGCCTGACCGTCTCTGTGATGACAGGGCCAGCGGGTGCGGGATTGTCTGCGATGATGTCATAAAGATCATCAGGCAGTTTTCCGTCATGCGCACCAAGGATCGACACAGGGGCGGCGTCAGGGGCGCGGCGGATGATGCGGAAAGCGCCAAAATCCCCGTCTGGCTCAACAGGAAAGCCCAGATCATCATCTGCGCCCACAACGTAATAACCACCCTTGCTATAGCTGTTCCTCACTTCGGTGTTGTCAAGACACTCCACCACATCCCCCACCCGCGCGCCGATTTCGGCCAGCGTGCCGACTTCTCTGACGGGGGCGGGTTCGTCGGTCCATTCGGCGATGAGGTCTTCACGGCTCTCTCGGTTCTCAAAATACGCACCGCTAACAAGCCACCCATAAAAGCCGCCGTCATCGTTTTTCGTGTCAGCAAAAACAATCTCAGACCAGTATTTTGCCTTTGGCGGCACATTCATCGGCCCGACTTTGCGGCCATCGCGGGTGCGATAAAAACGTCCAGCTTCGATTTTCAGTGTCATTTTGTGTTCCCTCTCTCTGTGACCCTGCCCCGGATATGTGCGCGCGCTGAGATGCAACACGAGGGAGGGTCGATGCGCATTTTCGGTAGCTAACCTATCAGCGCGCCCAATGATGTTAGCGCGGGGCGGGCGGTGGGTCAAGGCTTCTCCATAAGAACGCCCAAACCTGCTAGCTTTGCGCTCCAAAGTGCTGGCCCGGCGTTGTTGCCGACCCCGAATAGCGTCACGCCATGCCCCGGCGATTTGCCTACTGACCCGTCAGGCCGGATGAATTTAGGCTTGCCGCGAGTAAACAAGACTGCATCGGCTTTCTTTGCGGCATCCTGCCACCACGGCGCACTTGTGCGGTCTGGCGTCAGGGCAATGCCATTGCCATGCTCAAAGAACCGATCTAGCCACGGCACAAGGCCGTTCCTGCCCCCAAAGGGTGGGTTCATCCACACAAAGCCTTCCCACGGCGTCACAAGCGCGTTTTGCGCGGCTGTGATGTATCTGCGGCAAGGGACATGCGGCGCACCGCCAACAGGCGCGGAAACGTCAAGATCAAACGTAACGCCAAGCGCTGCAAAGATCTCTGGCGGCGTATACCATTCATCGGTTGCCCCGATGCAGGCTTCCCAAGCGCTCATGCTTTTACCCTCGCCGCCATCGCAAGCATCTTGTCGCGCTTCCAGTTTCCCTTGCCTCTGACAGCAACCGAACGCGGCGCTGTCTCGCTGCGGTCCTCGGTCACGTCAACGCCAGGCACAAGCGGAAGGGTGATCTTGGTCATGCGCGGGTCTGTGCTTGTCGGGCAGTCGTGCAGGCGGCGGTGGATGGTGATCGTTTTCATTTCCGCACCTCGCCCCAAATCTCAGGCCCGCCGAAGCTGTTGCTGACTCGTTCAATCGTTACGGGTCTATTGGCGCGACTTGCCTTGATCCTGTCGGCCCACCAATGCTCGTATGTGTGACGGTTGACCTTGCGCACCACGTTGCTTGCGACCAGGTTGATAAGCGCCTGCCGCGTGTCATGCATACTTGCGGCGAAGGCGATCTTGATCTGCGTGATGGTTCTCG